TGATCAATCTTCAGAAGTTTCATCTGAGCATCTTTCAGAGATGCTACACTTTGATTGATAGAATTTACTACGCCACCAAGGTTATTGATTGCCTGTGTCTGTGCCTGCATCGTCTTAACAAGTGGCGATGACTTACTAGCAGCAACCCCACCCTTAGGGTCTACAAACTTGTAGAAATTGATTTTAGCGCCTCTTTGAACTGCTGCCATTATCTCTCTTGCTGAGTCGAGCTAGGTGCGACGACATAGGTATCACCGCTATTTATGGGAACAGGCGTAGGTGCAGGAACAAGTTTCTCTACAATCAACGGAACAGGCAGGAATTCAATAGCAGTTTGCATTGCATATTCTGCATTAAATTTATTATTCTGCAAGAGTGCTTTGCCTTTATTAAGAACACCAAGAATTCTTGGGTCAACACCCAGTTCAGGAGCAAGTTCTGCAAGACCTTGAATGTAATCACCAGATTGAGCACCACTAAGAATTGCCTGATAAACACCCTTCATACCAACTTTGTCTGCAATGTTACCCATTGCATTGAAGGCAGAGAATTTTTTATCACCAACACCCAGAATAGACTCCATACCAGGGATTGCACCAATGTTGGGGATCCTCTTTATAAGACCACCCATACCAGGAACTGCACCCAGGATACCTTGCAGTTTATTCTCTTCTAAGAACTTACCAAATCCTTCTAGTCCACCTGCAACGCCTGGCATCATACCAACAATTTCACCAATAGCACCACCAGTGTTGCCCGAAAGAATATTCATGCCAATCTTACCGATTCTACTGTCGATAATCCCACCAAAAGCATTGGCGAACTTTCCACCAAGATTACCGACAAATTTAACTGCACCCTGGTATGCATTAGAAAGTCCCATTCCAAACTTACTCATACGCAAGTTCAACAACCAGTCTGGAGTGTTGACCATTGATCTAGCAGTAGAACCAATAGCAGAGAAATTAGCAATACCACCAAGAGCATTTAAACCTGCTCCTAAGAAATCTCCCTTACTAAGTGCACTAATTGCATTGATAGCAGGAACAATGATGTTTGCACCAGGAATGAAAGATGCGATTGTAGATACAATCGGATTAGATGCAACACTAGCAACTGCATTGAAGACACCGCTAACTGCTTTGCCGATGCCACTTACGACCTTTTTAATACCCTTCCAAAGACCACCAAAGAAGAACTCAGGAAGTTTTCCACCAATCTCAAAATGACCATTTTCATCATGATAATGATAGTTACTTGGTTGAGCACCAGTATATCCAGAACGAGCTGCTAAGGTAGATTCTGCTTCTTCCTTAGTTTTACCTAAGAAACGATGAGTTTCTGAACTGAAGTATCCAACACCAGCTTGATAATACATCTTGCCAGTGGCGATATCTTTCGCCTGACCCTGTAACTTTGCTCCTTCAATTTCTAACTTCTTCTTCTCCGCTTCCGTCATCGCATCGCGTGAGAAGAATGCTTTCAGTAGTAAAGGAACAGTTACAATTGGATCAATAATTTTAGTAGGATCAAGAATTTCCTTGCCACCAATAAAGGGGATCCAATCAGGTTGAATCTTGAACTTGGGCATCCCACGCATGAAACGTGAGAATCCATCCTTCGCCCACCCAAGTGCTAATTCTCCTGCTCGTAATAACTTATTAAAATCTTCTTTCAGTTTTTGACCAAGGGCTTCCATGCCCCCGCCACGGAGACCAATGTAGAATAGGTCGCCAATGTAGCTACCCAATATTTCACCCATCAGGGTGCCGAGAACTGGGATGGGAATAAACGATCCTAATGCACCACCAAGAGCAGCACCAGCACCAACAAAGAGAGACTTCTCTAAGTTACCTGTCTCTAGGAAAGTATATAATGCTGTAAGAAGAGCACCAACAACAGGAATCCTGCGTAAGAAGTTTTTACTAACTGCAAATGCCTTTGATGCTACATTAGTTAGTTTTCCTGGTGCATTAAATAATGCTCTCTGTGCGCCAGGAGATACGCCAGGAAGATTTGCTGTTCCTGTCTGTAGATTTGCCTTGAACCCTGCTAGTCTACTAGGTTTTTTCGGAGTAGTAATACCCTGAGGTGTTGTTCCAGGTTTTACTACTCGATTAAGATTATTTTTATATTGCTGTCCTTTTCCAGCAACTTGATTGCCTCTGGCATCAGTTCTTGGTGTATATCCAGAAGGTCTCCCTCCACCACCAGTATTACCACCAGAACGCGGTCCACCTTGTCCTGTTCGCCCCCTATTCCCTGTTAGTAATTCTATCAGACCGATGATATCGGTCATCAAAGAGAACGGGTTCAACAGGTATTTGAGACCTGTTACTCCTAGGATTATCTGTCCAAGACCCTTAAGTCTACCTAAGAGGGTCTCATCACTACCAAAGAGTGATTCAAATCCTGCTACAATATTATCTTTGATGAGGAACTCACCAAATCCATATATCTTTCTGAAGACATAATCTGTCTTCATCAAGAATGTTTCTAACTTAACTATATTTTCTTCATCACTTGCCCACTCCAGCATCTCCTTAACGAGGGAGAGTGCGAAAATCTTAGTGGCAAGCTGAACAAAAGGTGAGAGTAATGGTCCCACCCAACCAAAAATACCTTTGAAGATTTTCATCAAACCTGATCCAGGTTTGAATCTCTTTACCTTCTTTTTCTGATCTTTAAAGTATGCAGATAGTTGGCCCTCTTGAACTTCTTCTGCTGCCATATCTTGCCCACGTCGTTTTGCTCGACGTTCAGCAATATCTAACTTTACAGCAGCTTTAGCACGAAGTGTTGTGATTTTTTCTAAATCAACAACTGTTTTACCAAGGGAACTAACTGACGCTCCTAATCTATTTTGAGCAACCAGTGTTTTTCTTGCACTAATGACCTCTGGAGTCTTAATAGACTTAACAACTCCAGGATTTACAAATTTATATGTTTGTAACTTAGTGGCCATTTAGTGCGCGGTTGCGTTTTGCTCCTTCATTCGTTTCTCTTCTTCTTTTAAGAAATTAATCAGAAGAGTAACGTAGATCTCTTTTTCCCATGGCATTAGGTTATCGATATATTCCATATTCCACTTGTGATGGTGGATTAGAGCAAAATTACTCTCATAATATGATTTCAAATCAGAGTGCATGAGGGCTATGCGAAAAAAGACGCTAGTCCTTCGAGCACAACTTCACTTTCTACGCCAGTATTGGGGTTTGTGATATTTACTTTATGAGACAGTTTCGGCATGGTCTCAAAGAAATTTTGAATCATTTGGAACTGCTTAGAGTCCATAGAATCAAAGAATTCCATGAGTTCTTTCATGGAAACATCAGCGCAATCGTAAACCTGTTCAGGATCAGCAATAGTTTTGATACAATTTGCTGCCATAGTGAACACTTGATCAACGCCAGTGTCTTCACCAGTGAAGTTCATACTAACGAAACTGTCGAGAGTGGGATAACCCATAGTAACGACAACCTCATCAGAGATCTTCAGTTCATTCTTATGACCCCTAGTTTTAACTACTTTGATTTCGTCTAAAGGAATCTCAGCTTCAACCTGAGTTTCTTCATCATCAGGGCAAGTCAAAGAAACCTTGACTGTTTCACCAACAGACTTTGCACGAACTTGAAGGAAGAGATATTCAATGTCAAATGTAGACAGTGTATCAATACCTTTTACATCTGTGCAGTCTTCAAGAATAGTCTTGATAGCGTTGATGAGTTCTTCCTGTTCACCACTCTCTGTAGCAATCAAAAGAAGTTTTTCTTCTTTCACCAAGAATGGTCTGTAATTCACCGTTCTACCATCACTAGGTAGTTTCAATTTGTATTTTGGGGTGTTTAATTTAGGTAATGCCATAGAAATTCAATTCAGTATTATTATTTAGGTGCTTATCCGAAGGTGTCGGATAGGTTAATGCCTGATGCTGAAGGAGGATCACTGAACAAACTATTGTCAATCTCACCTACTCTTCGACGACCAGGATCTTGGAAATCGTCCTCAGTAATAAGTCTATAACGCTCATACAAGAATCCGATTGTCATAGTCAGTGCTCTGGAACTATCATTGTTCAATTGGATAGATCCAATATTATATGGGAAACAATTACGAATTTCCCAACATGCAGTCAATTTGTATTTTCTAGCAAGTAAGAAAGGATCTCCTGCTTTTCTCAAAGCATTGATCAATCTAGGATCAGTATAAACGTAATCTCCTCCACCACGCTCCCATTTATAGACTCTTAATGCTGGACAAATCAAATCATCATAGAACTCTACATATTGATTTGAGTCGGGTGCCATTCTTTGAGTCCATCTCTCAAAGAACTGTCTAGAATATTGAGACCTTGGAACAATGAACGACAAGTTCATCTGACTGTAAGCAGTTCCAGTAGGATACTTTACAGCAGATCCTACATTAACTACTTGACCAGTCGTAATCTGTTTACTGGGTAAGTTAGCAGAGTTACAGTAGTAATTCAACAGTTTTCTAAGGTCGCCTGTCTCAGCAGTCAAACGCTTAGTTCTGCTACCAATACCACTGGGGAGCAAGATCCGAGGACTAGCAAAGTGAACAGAAAATAAATTGCTATAACTAGGCGCATTATCCTGTTCTTTGGAGAATGCTAAAAACTCCTGGTAAGAAGGATAATCCGCCTGTTGAGCTATGGATTTGTCTAATGCCATTATACTTTAAGTTCCTTTTCTGTGATTAACATAAACTCCCAGTTGTTGTCTTTGCAGAATTCGGTTGCTGCTTTCCACTTTGCTTGATTTACGCTCCAGGTGACAACCTCATTGATATATCGTTTAGTTATACGTTTTTGGGTTTTTGGTTCTTTCGTTTGTTTGAACGGTTTCACCTCAACCAAATATTTTCTTTTTCCTATTTTCACATAGAAGTCTGGAAAATACCTATGTCTTTTACCATCAACGGGGGAAATGTATGGAATGATAATCTCTTCACTGCCCCACTCTTCAACCGAAGGGGTTACGTCACACCATTTCATGAATTTGTATTCCCAGGAAGATCGGTAAATAACGTTATTTGGATCACCTTTATACTTCCTGGGAAAGCTCGGTCGATACTTGCCCTGATATCTCATAAATACATAGAGACCTTGTTTAATATTTATAGGTAATAGCGTGGCGCAATTCACAGATCAGAATCGTTATAATCGCACCCTGAGATATCCTCTCAAGGCACCCGTAGCCAGTAAAGATGAAATGGTTGGGGATGATCAAGCAGGATATACAGAATTGATCGATTATGTGAGGATTCGTAGAAAGCGAGTCGAATACACCGATAAAGATGCTAAGGCATACGGTGGAACTTCTATGCCACAAAAAGGAACAAAACCTGTATACCATAATAGCATTGTATACCTAGCAATGCCTACAACAGTTAGTGCTGCATATCAACCAACATATAGACAGGTCAACTTAGGTGTAGGTGGTGCTGCAGCACTTAATGCTTTAGGTGATAAGAGTTTTGATAGTCTTGCAGCATCTATTCAGAGTGCAGCAAAAGCAATGTTACCCGAATTTGCAGCATCTGCTATTGCTCAAGGTGCCAACAGCATTTCTGGTTTCTTTGGTGTTCAAGGTAACTTGGATGCTAATGCATTACAAGGTCTTACAACGGGTAGAGTGTTTAACCCTTATACTGAGCAGATCTTCTCTCAGATGAATTTCCGTAATCACTCCTTTAGTTTCAAATTATTGGCAAGGAATGCAAAGGAAGCACAAGAAATTAAACAAATCATTGACTACCTGAAAGTTGGTGCTCACCCACAAGTCACTGGTAATGATGGGTTTCAAGATTTATCTCAAATTCTCACTTCTGATAAAGGTAGAGATTATGGATTTAAAGCGGAAGGGGATGGGTTTGACGCGAGAGCAGGTGTTTCAGATTTGGTCAAAAAAGAAGGTGGACCCGCTGGAAGTAGATTCTTTAAAATTCCCGATCACTATCAACTCTCATTCGTAAGAATGAATCCAAACTCTAATCAATTTGTTACTCCATCACAGGCTGAGGTTGATGGACAAGCAACAAATCTCCATTTCAGAATGGCAGATACCGTTTGTTCTGGTGTATCAGTTAATTATACACCAGATAATCAATATACATCATTTAAATCAATCAGAGGTGATTTGATTTCAGTTCCTGCTGTTGTTCTAAACTTACAATTTACTGAAATCAAACTGCTCAGTCAGAAAGATATTCTCCGAGGTTATTGATGTCATATTTCAAGTATTTTCCAAACGTATATGTCGGTGAAGGTGTTACCGACGATGAAGGTTATAAGTATCGCCTTACCAAAAATATCTTTCGTAGAGTAAAGGTTAGGGCAGATCTGGAAAAATATACTACATTCTTTGAGTCGTATTCACTCAGGGATGGAGAAACGCCTTCAGGTATCGCTGACGCACTCTATCAAGATCCTTTCTTGGACTGGGTTATTCTCCTTGTAAATGAAATTACCGATTTTTATGAACAATGGCCAAGAACTGAGAAAGATTTGGTCGATTATGTAAATGAAAAGTATGGTAGTCCCGAAACAGTTCATCACTATGAGACTAAAGAAGTTTTATATAACGGTAATGTCTTCGTAAAAGAAGGTATTGAGGTAAACTCAACTTGGAGAACTGTCCTTCCTGATGGAACTACTCTAGGTGAGAATGATTCAATTTATCCTGTATCAAATTATGAGCATGAGCAATATCAGAATGAATTAAAAAGACTGATCAAGATTCCAAACAATTATATTAAAGATAAACTAGTCAGCGAATTTAAAGAACTGGTTGAATATGAGTTCCATACAGAACTTGATGATGAAGGTAACAAGTTAACACCTCTGAGTATCTCTGCAAGGTTTGTTAACGCTGTTGGTGCTACCGCTGGTAGTGCTGCGGCGTCGGCAAGTTCTGGACCCGTTACATCATTTGATGACGGTCCTACAGTTGCTGGAACAGTTGGAACAGTAACATCAACGACGACAACCACCACTACTACAACACCGACTACTGCCCCTGCTACTGCTCCTGCATCTAGTCCCTCACCGTCACCGTCTCCAAGTCCTTCGCCATCTCCAAGTCCTTCGCCATCTCCAAGTCCAAGTCCTTCAGGTGGAGGATACGGTGGAGGATACTAATCCAGAGTATATAACTATGGATATGTCAAAAGACGGGCTCATACTTGTGTATAAGTCCGTCTGCTTTCATTTGGAAAAGTGGTCTGGCGGCAATCCTGAAGAACAGGAAGCATTAGTGCATATGAAAGATCAACTGCTTCGGTGCATATTAGAGATGCAGTTTTTCAAAAAACCTTAAGGGTCAATTTTTTGCCGCGATTTTTTTTGCGACTTCTGGGGAATCAGAGGTCGTTTTTGGTTTTGGCAATATTAAATGCCAAAGTAATTCTTTGTGCACAGCGTTGTCTTTTTACATGATGTAGAACATGACTTGGAAACATAATCATAGTTTCATTCTCACCCGCATAAGCACATTTATATTCATCAAAATATACTGGATGATTATGGTTTTGATAATAAATTACCCCTGAAAGAAATCCACTATGGTTGTGTGTTGGATTATAATCATCTTTATAAGAAAAGTTTGTCCAAATATCATATCCGTCAAAGTGTCCATCCCATTTTCTCATTTTAAATTGACGATGGTCTTCACCCATTCCCCAATACTTTGATGACAATCTCAACACCCATGCCAACCAAAAGGATTGATCGATAAGGTGTGGTGAAATAGAACACTGATATGAGTTACAGTTTTCACCATTACCATAAGCAACATTTTCATGTGCTTTAAGTTCTGCTAA